GTTGCTGGTGGCGCCGCTGCGCTGGATTCAGAATCCGAAGTTCGGCGCGGTGATTTTCCGTCGGACATATCCAGAGATCAATGCGGAGGGTGGGCTATGGGACGAGTCCGAGACGATCTATCCATTTTGCCAGGGGCGCGGGGTACGGAGTGCGATGACCTGGTGGTTCCCCTCGGGGGCGACCATTACGTTCTCGCATCTATCAGAGGAGGCGGACAGGTTCCGCTGGAAATCTGCGCAGGTCCCCTGGATCGGCTTCGACCAGGTCGAGACGTTCACCGACAATCAATTCTGGTATCTGCTGTCGCGGAACCGGTCGAACGCGGGCGTCCCATTGCACATTCGGGCGACCTGCAATCCCGACCCGGATTCGTTCGTTGCGCGGCTGCTCGATTGGTACATTGACTCAGCAAACGGGTATCCGATTCAGGAGCGCGCAGGCCGGCGGCGATACTTTGTCAGGGCAGCAGACACGCTCGACTGGGCTGACACGCCGGACGAATTGGTCGCACGGCACGGCGCGGAGGCGATGCCCAAATCATTCGTTTTCATCCCGGCGACGATTCAGGACAATCCCATCCTGCTGCGGAACAACCCGAAGTACCTCGCAAATCTGCGCGCGCTGCCCTTGGTCGATAATCAACAACTCGAGCACGGCAATTGGCGCATCCGGGCGACGGCAGGCACGGTTTTCCGACGGGACTGGTTCGGCGTGGTCGAGGCACCGCCCACTGATTGCGATGCGGTACGGTACTGGGACCTGGCTGCGACCAAGGACGGTGGTGACTGGTCATGTGGCGTGCTGCTGCTGCGGCAGCGCGCGAGCGGTGCCTATTGTGTCGCGCACGTTCAGCGGTTCCGCGCCGATCCGCACGAGACGCAGACCCGGATTCGGAACACGGCGACTCAAGATGGCCAGGGCATCACGATCGGGCTGAGCCAGGACCCGGGGCAGGCGGGCAAATGGGAGGTGCAACACCTGGTGCGGGCGCTCGATGGCTGGCCGATCGTCACGCATCGCGAGGAAGGCGACAAGGTCCAGCGTGCCAAACCGTTCTCGGCCCAGGCCGGCGCCAGCAACGTCACTCTGCTGCGGGGCCCGTGGAATGAGGACTTCCTCCGCGAGTTGGAGAATTTCCCGAGCCGCGAGTGGCATGATGACCAGGTTGATGCCGTTAGCAACGCATATTGGGTGCTCGCGCATTCGATGATGACGATGCCGACGCCTGCCCCAACAAATCTGTGGGATGCATGGTCGCAACGTGCGGAGCGAACCGTGCTGGCATGATGTGCGCTCCAGCCCCGGGTGAGCGATGAGATGTGGCTCAAAGGCGGGTGGTCGATAGGGAGCGACCTTTCATCCTGCTGGCGCGGACCTGGCAGGCCGCCGTAACAGGGGCGTCCGCGAATGCTTGACACGAAATGTGCATCGTGTTAGCGGTGCGTAATGCTAGCGACGAGAACGCGCCGGCGTGCGCCGATCAAATTGGATAGTCTGGCATCGCCGGATGAACTGGCTAATGCCTGGCTACACATCACGCGCTATCTGCCCCCACGCCAGTTCATCAATCCCATCGCCGGTCTGACGCCGGCGCGCGCGGTAGGGTATATCACATGGGCGCAGTACGGCTTCAAGGCGGATTTGATGTGGACGTATGCGGCGATTGAGCGCAAGGGCCCGGTGCTGCGCGCACTCAAGGAACGGCGACTGTCCGCGATTCGGAAGTTGAAGTGGGTTGTGCGCGTCAAGGATGAAGGCAAGGAGAACGAAGACAGGGCGGTCCAGGCGGAGGTCGAGGCACAGACGCAGGTGCTGAAAGAGGTGTACGGCGGCATCGAAAATCTGAAAGAGGCATTGGGGTTTTTGGCGCTGGCCACGTTCCGCGGATACGCGCACTTGGAAAAACACGTTGACGCCGACAACCACATCACCAGGCTCGAACCAGTCCCGCAGTGGTACTGGTGCTTTACCTATCCGGTGCGGGACTGGCTGTACAATCGCGAGGCGTTGCAAACCAACGCCGGCGAACCGATTGAACCGGATGCATTCGTTGTGCGGGAGGTCGAGGACCCGCTCGACGAAATCGCGATCATCATTTTCCTGCGCAAAAACCTCTCAAAAAAGGACTGGGACCTGTTCGTCGAGACCTACGGCGTGCCGAGCATTTTCGCCGAGTTCAGCGCAGATGCCCAGGCCGCGCGCCCGAGCGATCTGACCGCAGCGCTCCAGCAAATCGAGAGAATCATCAGCAACGGGCGCGGCGCGCTTCCGCCCGGGGTGAAAATCACCAGCACCGCAAATGTCGTGGGCAGTGGCGCATCCAGCCATCCGTTCCAGCCGCACCTCGAATACCAGAACATGGAACTGGTCCTGGCCGGGACTGGTGGCAAACTGACCATGTTGAGTGATGCGACTGGCATCGGCCAGGGTGCGAGCGGCGCGCATGAGCAGGTATTCCAGGACATCGCCGAGGCCGAGGGCGAGGAGATTTGCGAGATTCTGCGGGCGCAGATAGACGGCCCGGAACTGAAGCGGCGCGGGTTCGAGCGGCCGCTCGTGGAATTCGCGCTCGAAGTGATGAAGGCCGAGGACAAGGAACGGAACGCGAACATTCTGGGCGCCATCGCCGCAGCTGGCTATCGGACCAGTGACGAGCAGGCGAGTGAGATGCTGGAAATGGAGGTGCATTCGGTCATGGGAGGCGCAGGCGAGGAAAACGGGGACATGTACAGCGAGGCCGAGGGCGAAGAGACAGAGACCACGAGGTCGCCTGAAAGGTCAGCCGGCATACTGGCCGATGACACGGTGGCCATGTCACGTGCCGATGCTGATGGTGGCAACGGAGGCTATCAGCGGCGCGGCGCGCCCTTCTATGATGCGGCCGTGCTGCATCACAGCGCGGCTCGTCAACCGCGCCCAGCCCAACCGGCGCCCCTATGGCCGGCAGACAGCGCTCAGTCATCGGTGAGCAATCCAGACCCGCCGCGGATGCTGACCACATATCCGGACCAGGAACGGTTGGACCGCTACTATCGCATGATGCGCCTGGCGATTGAGGGGTACAAGCGGAGCATCGCGAAGGGTTTCAATGCGGACCTGGGACCGCTCAGAGAAAAGGTTCGCGCACTGATTTCGCTTGACAATGAGGATGAAATGATGAATCGGTTGCGCGAATTGGAACGGGAATTGCCGCAGCAACTCCGCAAAATGCTGGTCAACTCAGAGGCCGTCCGTGCGTTTGAGCGTGCGCTGACCGAGAGCGTCGAGCGCGGCGCCACGCCTGTCCCGAAATGAAGGGCTGGCTGATCAGCAAGCCCGACGCGGGCGCCAGGTTCAGCCCACCAGAGGATGGTTGGGTGCAGATTCTCGCGATCGGTGACTGGCCGAATGATGAGGCCGGGCTAGTCCAGGTCTGCGACCAGCAGGCGTTTGATGCGATCATGCAGGATTTTGGGAGCCAAGCATCGAGTGACAACTGGCCGGGGATGTTAGTTGACTACGACCACTTCTCCCATCACAAGGACAAGGCGAGCGGCGCCGCTGGCTGGGCCGACAAACTGGAACAGCGCGGCGAGGGGCTTTGGGCGCATGTGAGATTTTCCGAGAGCGGCGAACGCGCCGTGCGTGGCGGAGAATATCGACTCATTTCGCCGGTGCTCACCGGATTCGAGGAAGTAGAAGGCGATCGCAAACGGCCTAGTAGGCTGTATCGCCTCGCACTCACCAATGACCCCGAAATCAAGGGGATGGCGCCGGTGAGCAACCGGGCAATGCCCCACAAACCAAAGGAGACAGACATGGACTACAAGAGCGAACTCATCACGTTGCTCGGCTTGCCAGAGGGCGCGAGTGACGATGACATCACGGCGGCCAGGACCAAACTCGCCGATGAAGCCCAGGCATTTAACCGGGCGCAAGCCGAGGCCGAGGCCGAACGGAAACGGAAGTCTGAGCACCAGGACGAGGACCAGATCGAGGCACTGAACCGGCGCGTGGCTGAACTCGAGACGGAATTGGTCGAGCGCGACGTGGCGCAGTTCGACTCGTTGCTGGGCGACAACAAAGAGGCCAAGCAAGCGCTGCGTGAATTGGCGGGCCTGAACCGTGCCTCAGTGTCCCTGGTCATGACGGCCATCAAACCCGCGAAGAAAACGGACACTGAGACGTCCAAGCCGGCCTTACCTCCGCTCTTCAACCGGCGTGTCCAGGTGTTGCCCCAGGTTGCGCGCGGCGAGGAGAGCAAGCCGATGGACGATCTGACGGCGACCAGGACGCGGCTCCGCGCCCAGAAAGTTCTGGCGATGAATCGCGGGATGGGCATGACCTGGTCACAGGCGTGGGACATCGCACGGCGCGAAGTGGCGGCGGGAGCGCCGGAAATCAAGGCGGACAAAGCGATGGCCGAATAGTTCAGCCACGGGCGGAAACCCATGGCGCCGTTGACGAGTAATCCTGAGAGAACATAGAGAGACAACACCAAACACAAAGAGGAGACATATGACGAATCTCGGAAACTTTGCGCAGAGCAACATCCGCGAAGGCGTGTACCCGGCCATTGCATCGGGCACGCTGACCGACAAAGAGGGCTACCTGGTCAAATTCACCGGGAGCATGAGCGGGAAATACCCCATCGTGGCTCTACTGACGGCTGGGACCGATGCCGCCATTGGCGTGCTGGAATCCGGCGCGGCCAGCGGCGGCAACGTCGAAGTCAGGCCGTTCACGGTCGAATCGACATTCCGCGTTGTGGCGGCCAGCAGCATCACCGTTGGGCAATTGGTCACGGCGACCTCGGCGGGCAAGGTCCAGCCGGCCAACGCGGGTGACACTATCATCGGACGCGCCGAGGAGAGCGTTACGGTGGCGGCGGACACTCCGCTGGTGTTAGTGCGGGGCCCGGTCAGCGGCAACTACACGACCACGAACAACTGGTGGGAGGGGACGAGTGTGACGCTGACGGATACCGCGAGCGCGTTCACGTTCATTTTGGGCACAACGAACGGGACGAAGATCGGCGGCGCGGCGGCACAGAAACTCGGCTTCTACAACACGACGCCGGTCGTGCAACCATCCAGCGCCAATCAGACTGCGGTGACCGACAATTCCGGCGGCAGCGTGGCAGATGCGGTTGCGGCCGCCGTGACCGCGAACGCAGCGACCACCGACAACAGCACGGGCGCCGCGGGCAACACGGTCGCGGCTGGTGCGGGCTGCTCAACGATCGTGTTCCCGATCGCGTTGGCGGGCGTGACCAACGGCGATGTGTTGACAACGTACACACCGGGTTACAAATTCAAAATTCTCACTGTCGATTTCGCGGTGACGACTGTCGTCAGCACGCCGGCCAAGGCGACCACGCTCAACATAGAAATCGACACGACGAACCTTAGCGGCGGTGTTGTGGCGCTAACGAGCGCGAATTGCACGCCGCTCGGCGCAGTCATTGCCGGAACGGCGGTGACGGGGAACAACACCGGGTCGGCGAGTGCGACCCTGAGCATCGAGGCCAGCGCGACGACGCAATTCGCTGAGGGTGAGGGCGTGCTGCTGGTGAAAATCCAGAACATGGACACTGCGGACGCGGTGGCGAGTTTCGCGGACAAGCTGAACACGATCCGGACGGCGCTGACGACGCTCAACGACAACTTCGCGAAGGGGGTCGAACTGACCAACGCGATTCGAACCGGCATCGTGTCGCAGGGCTTGATCAAGGGCAGCGCATAAACGGACGCGAGCTGACGCTGGCCCGGCACGACAACCGGGCCAGCCAAACACGATCAATCAGAGAAAACAACAGGCAATGAGGAGACTATGGCAACTCAACTAACACAATTCACGCCGAGTCCGATGCTGCGGGAGTACGCATACGGATTCGCGCAGAACGCAGTGCAACCGGTGGCAAATTTCATCGCGCCGACCGTCGAGGTTGGCACGATGATCGGCCGCTTCAAGCAATACGATACCAAGCACGCTTTCCATATCCCGAACACGGCGCGGCCCATTGGCGGGCGCGCAACGGAGGTAACGTTCGGCGCAACGGACTCGACCTATAACTGTTCGCCGCATGCAATTGACGTGCCCGTCGATGAGCTTCTCGAGAACGAGGCCGAGTCACTCGAGGATGTCATGGCCGAGAGCGCGGCGATGGCCGCACAGATTGCGGCGTTGCAACATGAGTATCGCGTGATTACGGCGGCAATCGCCGGGTGCGCCGGCACCGGCAGTGGTGCTACGATCAGTGTGGCGGCCACGGACCCTATCGACACGATCGACGGGCATATTCTCAATGTGCTGAAGGCGGCACGTTACGGGTCGAGCATGGGCGCGCGCATCGTGTCCGGAGCGGGCGCGTTCAGGCTCATCAAAAACTGCCCGACCGTCCGGAACCGCTTCGTGTCGGATGGACGCGCGGCGGTGCCTACGAGCATCCCCAACATCACCCCGGACACTTTGAAAAGCTTGCTCATCGGTTCGCCGGACACGATGATCTCCTGGATGGTCCAGGACACGGCCAGTGAGGGCAAGAGCGCGTCTATCAGTTTCCTCATGGACACTGAGGTCATCATCTTCGCGGCACTCGCAACCCCGACCCGGCGCGACCCGTCGTTCATGAAGACGTTCCGGTTGAAGGGCAACTGGATGATTCCGGGCCAGTACGTGCGCGATGACCAGCGCGTGACGGTCGCGAAATTCGACTGGACCGAGGACGTCAAAGTCACCAACAGCGCCGCCGGAATCAAAATGACAGTCACGGCCTAATCTTGCAGGAGCGCAGCGACGGTAGATAGCGACACCACACAGAAACGCCTGGCGCGGTGAGGGGCGAGTCCCGAATCGCCCAGGCGTTTTTCGCATCATAGGATGAGCAATGGCCTGGAGCGCGCTAACCGAGGACGGTCTGCGGGAATATCTGAGTGGCCAGGAGCTCGACGGATTCCGGGCCGCAACGCAGACGGCGGGGGAGTCTGATCCGATACCTGGTATTCTCGCGAGGGTAACCAAGCTGGTGCGGAGCTACATCCTGGCCTGTCCGCGCTATACGCTCGCCGCTGACGGCACGCTGCCGGACATCCTACATGACCCGGCATATTGTATCGTGCGCATCAAGGTCATGGCAAGGGCCGGTGGAGTGGTGCTGGATGTATCCGGCGAGCGCAAAAAGGCGAATGATGCCGCGCTCGCATTGCTCAAGGACATCAGCATCGGCAAGGGGCCAACCATCCCGATGCCGACCAGTCTCGAGGGAGTGGGCAGCGAGATCGCAGCGCCGGGCGTTGTACCGATGCAGTACCAGCCGCCGGTCGATTCGAGCGGGAACGACATGACGCTCGAATTCGACTATGAGAGTCAGGATGGAATCTGAATCTGATCCATGCCACAGACACCAAAACGCGGGGCGATACGTCACATCGGAGCGAAACGACGCGCGCCGACTGGCTTCACCGCGGCGCAATGGGAGGGCGTCCGGGCGGATGTGCGCGAGCGCGCGCTGTTCTCGGCCTGTGTGACGGACGGGAAATTCCTCGAGCAGATTCGCAGGGTGGCGATGGCGGTGGAGACGGGCGACATGGCTGCCGAGGACGCGAAGGCTGAGTTGCGCGACTGGCTGGAGCGAACGGGATACGAACCGGAACCTGGCGAGGCCGGGACGATCAAGGACCTGTCATCTGACCAGCGGTTGCACATCATTGTGGACACGAACACCAAGCTGGCCGAGGGCTATGGCCGGCGTGTCTGGCAATCGGAGCGACTCAAGGATTGGCCGGCGTGCGAACTGTATCGGGCCGAGGCGCGGGAAAAGCCGCGGAATTGGGCGTTGCGCTGGCGGCAGGCCGGGGGCCGCTTGCGCAAGGGGCGATTCGTCGCGGCCTTCACCGATCCGGTCTGGACGAAAATCAGCCGGTGGCAGCATCCGTATCCGATCTTCGACTACCGATCGGGGATGTGGACCAGGATGGTTCATCGCACGCAGGCGCAGCGGCTCGGTGTGCCGGTTGCGCGCGTGAAATCGCAGCCACGGGAACGCATGAATACGGGCTTGCAGACGCGCGCTACGCGCCAGTTCGGTCGTGACATTGCCAGGGCGGTTGCGCGGAACCTGCCTGGATTCACGCTGGGTGCGGATGGTGTCCTGCGCAAGGCGAGGGCTGAAGCATGATCCAGGCATATCTCAGAGACGAGCGTGGTAATGAGGTGCGGCGTGGGATCAGGCCGCCAGAGGGATTCGAGATGACTCAGGACCGGGTGCGCGAATTTATGGAGGCGGGCGGCAATCGTGTGGTGAAAGACCTGGTGGACTCCTATCATGTCAATGATGCGACCGAGCCGAACCGATTTGTCCAGGAAGGCACCGGGACACGCCGCACGCATTTCTGGAATCAGGTGGCAGACTCGGTCGAGGGCCCCGAGATCAACGGCGCGACGGCAAAGATTCGGATTCACGATCATCGCATTCGCCAGAAGGTCTATGGTGGGACTATCGAGCACAAGAATGTGGATTATCTTACGATTCCGATGCATCCGGAAGCGTATGCGCGCCGGGCTGCTGAACTCGAGTCGATAGTAGGGAATCTGTTTGTCGTACGCAAAAAGGATGGCCGCCTGTTCCTCGCTGGTAAAAAGGATAAGGCACTGACATTTTACTATCGCCTGAAGCCGAGCGTGTATCAGGACCCCTGGCCGACAGCCATCTTTAAGCGCGCGTCTTTGATCGACTCGTTTCGGAATGGTGTCAACGAATGGTTCCGCTCACTGCGAAAGTAATATGCCGACCATCAGCGGAACAATCACGGCGGCGAATGGGACAGCGTACACGTCCTATGTGCGGTTTACGCTCATGGAACAACCGCAGAGCAAGGGCGGCAGCGTGATCAATGCGCGTCCTGTCGATGTGCTCTGCAATGCGAATGGCCAGTTCAGCGTGGTTTTGGTGTCGGGGTCATACATGGTTGAGCAGCGCGAGGCCAAGCCCTATCGCATTTCGTTTGGCGATGGAGCGAGCTATGACCTGGCCGACCTGATCGGGGCCGGTGCGGTCGGGCAGGTGGCGACGCCGTCAATATCGCCCGATGGCGGGATAATCGGGGCATCGCAAATCGTGACGTTGACCTGCGCGACTGTCGGGGCGTCGATGTACTATACGACCGACGGCACGGCACCGGATACCGGGGACACGCCGTACACAGCGCCATTCGAGATCACGTCCGGCGTAACCGTCAAGGCCGTTGGAGTGATGAGCGGATACATCAACAGCCTCGTCAGGACCGCCGTGTTTACCCAGGAGCTCGAGTCATTGGTGTACTACGGCAAGAGCCTGGTCGAAACTATCGACGAGGCCGGCGTGCTCGCACTTAGTTCAATCAGCAAGACTAGTGCAATCGGCGATTACGTCTATGGCGCAGACGATGGGTACTCGTATTTTGCAGCACCGGCGGCATGGTCCACGCCAACAACCATGAAGCTGGGCGGCCTGGACATTCCGATCTGGCAAACCGCGCCTTACGATTCGATGCTGACACCGCTGATCTACTACATGCCATTGACGATCGGGGCAACACCATACCGCGTCATTAGGAGTTACTACTCCACGCCTGGTGCCTGGACATTGACAGTGACATGACATTCGCAATTATGAAACGGATTCTCACATTTCTGATGGGGTTTGTCTCGCTCGCGGCGGCCTGGGGCGCCACGGGCATTCCTGGCACTACGCCGGTGCTCGGTCCTGTTGCGCCGATTGCCTTGACATCGGATTATCCGGCGCATGATGAGCAATATGGCCGCGGCGGCTATCGGTCAGTGGCAAACCTGACTGAGCGCAATGCGATCTCAGCCGGCAAACGCAAGGACGGCATGATGGTTCTCGTCCGGGATTCCGGAGTGTTCTATCGGCTGAGCGGCGGCACCAACAACACTGACTGGGTCGATACGACCCTCAGCGGCGTGGTGACGTTGACAGGCACGCAAACAGTGACGGGGCCGAAGATTTTCTCGAGCATCACGGTGACGAACCTGGCCAGCAAAGGGACGCTGGCAGGAGAGGCATCGACATGGAGCGGGAATGTCTCGGTGGGAGTGACGAACCTAGTGAGCGCGATTGCGGGCAAACAGGCAGCCAGCGATGCGCTGTCTGCGCTGTCGGCGAATCCAGCGATGTATCAGGCGACGAATGCGGCCCTGACAGCGCTCGCGAATGATCCGACCATGTACCAGGCGACCAATGCCGCGCTGACGGCCCTGGCCGCGGACCCCAACCTGTACCAGCGGACGAATGTGGTGCTGACCGCGCTGCAATCGGCCTCGGCATTCAGTCAGCAGATCATGACGAGCAACAGTGCGGCGACCTGGCGACCGGCGCTCGGGGCCGTGGCAAACAGCAGCGGCTACGCAACCAATCTCACGCTCAAGGCCACGGCGAACGCTGATACGATCCAGGCAACCAACGTAGCGATGAACACCTGGCAGAGCCTTGATGAGACTCCGGTCTATTACCTGCCGGCAGCAGATACCGGAACCGGATTGGGTTTCCTCGCGAAAACCAACATCAGCGGCCAGGCGCGGCAGATGAATTGGCTCAGCCCCAGCAACACGCTGGAGCAACTCGGCGATCGGCGCTTCAATGTGCGGCACTTCGGGGCGAGAGGGGACAACGCTACCGACGATTCCGCGGCGATCCAGGCCGCGATCAATGCGGCCAGCAACTACGTGACTTTCCCAGGGGCGACCCTACGGCCCGTTGTGCACATCCCGTCGGGTGTGTACATCGTCAACACTGGCCTCGTGGCGAGTGTGGCATTTTCTTCATGCGGCATGGTGATCCAAGGGGACGGGCCAGAGGCAACGTGGTTGCGCACCACGCGCACCAACGGTGCCCCGCTCCTGTACCTCACAGGCGGCAACAGCATCATCACCCACGATTTCGGCCTGTGGGGCGG